TCGCACTGTGTCTTCAATGGATGTTCCATTACTTAAAAATAAAGCAACTGCTTCCGAGCAAATCATATTAGAGGTATTTTTATCAATTTCACGCTCTGACGGCTTTGTATAAAAAGAATATGCGCCTTTACGTTTAATCTCACCATCAGTCTTAATTGCAAAATAATTATTCACATCACGACTATGAATAGACTGGTAATGCGTGTATTCCATATTGAATCCTGTATCATGCATCCACTGTGAAATAACATCATTAACGATATTGCTATCTCGTGGTGATTTAATAACCACACCATCAGTATTCGCAGACACACATTCAATACCTGCTAAATGTAAACGCTCAATAAGCATTAAAAGGGATAATTGACCTGTGACTGTTACCGTAACTAAAAGTTTTGGTGCAAACAGAATACTATATTCAGAGCCAAACTTACCAAATGACCCGTTAAGCAAAATCTTATAACACGCATCAATAATCTTATCTTTTACTTTCTTTGCTTGAACACGCTTATCTAATGCGCCTTTATATACTTTTAAGAATATATTACCGAGCTGTTCTGGATATAACTGAAGTAACATAATGATAGATGGATAATACGATGTCACATCAGCATCAATAAGCTCGAAATCATCATTAGAGAAATGAGATATCGATTTCTCAGTTGAATGCAGTCCACCTGAGCCAAGCTGATAACCAACACTATCTATTGTGATAATTGTATTCTTAAGAAGCTCTGAGCGCATCTTACCGCCCACAAATTCAAATCGCTCAGTCTTTAAGTCTTGTAATACTTTTTGAAGTTCTGGTGTTTTAAACTCAATAAACTTAGGTGCGCTATAAGTGATAATTGCATTCTCATCAACTTTACCTTTATAGATTTCACGACCTAAGAAACCTTCAACTTCTTTCTTGATAATGGCTTCAGCCATCTGTGCATCAGATTTTGAGCGAATGTCTAGTTTATTCTGTTTACCCACACTATCTCTAAGTTGTATTTGTGGGTAAAGAAAGTTATAAAGATAGGCTGTTGCTTCACAGTCATTAAGACAATACCTACGCACAATAGTCATTTGGTCATAATTTAAATCAATACCTGCTTTGAATGGGAGGTCTTGAATATTTGGGCAATTAAGTCTTGCAGCATATTGCTTTAATGATGCCTTACCTTTTGATACCTCAATCAAATCAATGTGGTCTAAATCAAGTTGCTTAACCTTGAAATGTTTTAAGACTTGATAGGGTCTTGATTCCTCCAAAATAAGCATCTCAGTGGCTCGCCATAGCTCGGAAAAACTTTTCCCATGCAATGCCATTGCTAAGATAACAGAGTCGAATTTGATGCCATTAAAGCTAATTAAGGTATGGTTGTTCACAAACCATGTGAGTAAAGGAATATCTAATTCGTAATCATCATACTTTTCAAAGTAATAGCATTTACCCGTGCGATATCCAACAAAGAATATTAGGAAGTAATTACCATAAATCTCAATATCGAACACAAGTTCTTCATCAAAAGGCTGATTGAATGATGCCCACAGGTTATATTGATATGACTGTGAATCCTCTAAGTTAGGAAGATAGTCTGGTTCTTCCCATGTGCGTGAAGGAATAATAGCTTGTTGCTTTTGTTTCTTTGGTCGTATCTCGGTTTCACCACCAAATAAATCAAAATGAAATTTAATATTTTCTTGAACACCAAAATACCGTTCAATCTTTGTATTGACATCATCTTCAAATACATTACAAATCAATCGGTATTCTGATTCTGTGATTTTAACAAGCACATCATCTTCTGATGCCAAATCATTTTCATATAGCAATTCTAAAATATTATCATGTGACCAGTCACAATAATGCGCTAAATCAAATGAGCTAATATACTTAGCCATTCATCTCTCCATAAATTTTAAGCAATAAAAAACCTTGAATTGATTTTATAACAAGTCAAGGTTCTCTGTAAAGCAATTATCCGTTTGGATGTATTGTGTTCTGTATAAACCAAAAAAGAATTGCACCCATCGCAGTGGCAATTGCGCTACCTGCCCAATAGATTAATTTCTCTAATGCAATTATTTTTTTTTCTAAAAAACCAGTATGCACCATCTTAAGTTCGGTTTCATTTAGTTTTTGTTCAAGATTATCTATTTTAGTACCAAACCGCTCAAAAGTCTTTTTTGTGAGTTCGGAGTTTTCTTGTGAACGTCTATCACGCTCATCTAATTTGAGAACGACTGTATTCATACTTAGTGCTATATCAGATAATTGTGTGCATAGCCGTTTCACTGTGTCTTTTATCTCAGTTAAATCTTTTTCGAGATTGTCCACAGTGGACTCCGTTTGAAGAAGACGAGTCAGTTCAGTGTTCTCTGGTTTGCCTTGCCAGAATTCACTCATCGTATTTTACCTGACTTAAGAATTAATGCTAAATCAATAGCACGAGATTTAACTTGTTTTGCCCATTTAGAATCCATCATCTCAATAGACGCTTGAGTTGTTTTGCCTTCTTCAATGAGTTTTAACGTATTTTTAAATGCAAGTAATCCTTTAATACCTAAATTAAATGCCATATTAATTAACACATATTGTGTATTATTATCTAATTTGATGAACCAAGGTAATGCTTTGATGAGCTGCTCTTCAACTTGTGTGCAACAGAGTTTTAATAAATGGTCTGCTTTTTCTTCTGTGATTCCAACCGTTTTAAGTGATTGTAATTCATTGGCAGATAAATGAAGTGGATTGGCATCTAAATTATAACCATATCCAATGGTGAGTTTTCCTGCTGTGCAGTGATATGTTTTAGCACGAAAACCTTCGTGTTTTTTCAGATTGTCTGCTTGTATTTGATTAATCGGCATTTGAGTACATCCTTATAACTAGAAATTCGTGATACGGGCAAGCATACCACATATCACGAATTAAGTCACGGAGTTCTAGTCTTCTAAAATCACATACTTTTGGTCTTGAAGGTATTTAACGACATCATCGATATGGCGATTAAATAATCCACATAATTCTTCCGCATCGGGTGCAGGTTCATCGTCTTCAATCATTTGAAGTGCTTCTTCGTACATCTCAACGAGGTCTTCGTTTTCGTCTTCAAGCTCGTCAATTCTGATTTCAGCAGCCGCTAATTTAACTTCATTAACTGCATTAATGGCTATTTGTGTTCTTAATTTACGTTCAAGGTCACGATAATCATTTTTTAATGACATAAAATCATCTAACAAATCAGCGTCCCAACTATCTAACATATCAACAATATTTCCCATTTTAATATCCACTTGAGTTAAAACCATTATCACCACGAGCTGAATTACTTAGCTCACTAACCTCTTCATAGTTAATTAGATTCACAGGTATTGTGAGTAACTGTGCAATCTTATCGCCTACTTTCACATTATACGCATCATAACCATGATTGTACAAATGAACCATCACTTCACCTGTGTATCCACTATCGACACACCCAGCACCCACCTCTATGTTGTGCTTTACGGAAAGACCACTGCGAGACCAAAGGAGACCCACATAACCTTCTGGTACATCAATTCTTAGATTTGTGTGAATAACTTTACTCGTACCAGCAAAGATAACGATGTCTTCACTAGCATACACATCTTGCCCAGCATCAAGAGGGTTATTTCTTGTCAATTTACCTGATTGAACTTTACCTATTTGTTGTGCTTCAAGTGAATCCATACGGCTTTGTAAATCTTCCATCACATGAATTAAAAATTCAATTCTATCATCACTACTCATAAAACCCTCATTTTATAAAATGGCGTAAAACAGCTATTACGCACATTAGTCATTAGATTAAACATATATCGCACAGTGCCTTTATGCTCGGCACTGCGCGAAAATAATTGGCACATATCCTTACTCGGACAATTACTATTAAGGCAAACCTTCTTCATTGATAAATCCTAATTCAAATTGTTTTTTGGTTATTTCAATCAAATAATTAGTATTCTCAATCCTAAGATTAGTTAGCAATAATTTATAACTTACATCTTGTTCACAACTTAGAAGTCTAACCGCATAACAAATGCTATCCATCAATTCTTCTTTTAAATGCTGTAACCACTCCACTTCAGTCAAATCTGTTCGCTCAAGGGTCACACCATACTTTTTCAATCCAGTTTCAGCACGTTGCTTAAATTCTTTTTCAAGCTGTTGTGTTATTTTTTCTTCAGTTGTGAATTTTAACACTTCACAAATACTGTCTTCAATTCTACTCATAACGTATTGTCTGGTGGGAAAAATAAATAATGCAAAAAGGCAACGGCTAACATTAATTGCCCATATAAAACTACATCAAATGGTTGTTCATTCATTTCTTACTCCTTACACATCGTTTATTTGCATTACTATTTAGCAGATTAACAACATTGGAGTGTTGTAATTCTATCGCTTTATGGGTGCATTCTGCAATAGTTTTAAAATGTAATTTATCTAAATCCATCGCAGTACCGTTTAATGCCACTGTGATAATTATCCAATTCATCTATCAACCTCCACCCATTGCTTATCTTTCCAATAGACTTCTTTAAAAATGATATCATTGGATAACTGTGATAAAAATAATTTTATTTTCAACTTATACACGTCTGTTAATAATCCCTTGGTATCCTCAATCACAACATCAGAGCCTTTAAGATATTTAAAATCAGAAACATATTCTGTCTTCCTATGTGTCTTGCCTTTTCGCTTAAATCCATCCATTAACACAAATCTTGGCTGAAGCTCTAAATCCTTAATTCGTCCAAGTCGCTGTTCCTCCTTAAGAAATTCATATCGCTTTGCTTCAACCTTGGAATCAAACGTGTGACCATCCACAACAGTTTTAACGGCTGAGTATTTTGAACCTGCTTTACGTTTGAACATCATCGCATATACGCCTTTACAATCTCTTTAGCGATACCACTTCGCACAATATCCTCAACATCAAACTTGATAATTCCCACGCTATTAACATACACTAGTCTTCGCATGGCATCCGCAAGACCACTACGCTCACTGATATCCTGTTGGTCTAAGTCACCATCAATTATTACCTTGACCCCTTCACCAATACGGGTCAAAAACATCCGCATTTGGCTCTCAGAGCAGTTTTGAGCTTCGTCTAATATGACTACCGCATCGTTAAATGTCGTGCCTCTAAGGTACGCTAGAGGCTTAAATTCGATGATACCTCTTTTAAGATAATAATCCACAGTGGATTTGCCGAGTCTACGATTGAGAATCTCAAGCATTGGTAGCATATAGGGTGCAGTTTTATCTTCTAATTCACCTTTAAGAAAACCAATATGCTCACCTGCTTCCACAATAGGGCGTGTGATAACAAGTTTATTAATGTTTTTTAATTGAAGTTGCTGAGCTGCGTAGCTTAATGCTACGAAACTTTTGCCACAGCCAGCTGCACCGATACCTATTGTGATTATATTCTGTTCAATTGACCGAAGATAAGCCGCTTGTTTTGCATTCTTAGTTCTTACTTCCTGTGGCTCACGTTGATGATTCGTGGGAATAATCTCTTCACTGAATGCTTCCCATTTTTGCGTAATGTTTTTCTGCGCTCTTTTTCGTGACATAAATATCCTTTTAGGAAACCTACTGTGCCATCACAGTAGGTTAATTTCAATTATTGACAAGATTCACATTGTAACTTAGCTTGATGGCTATAGCCACTTTTTGTATAGATATAATAACTACCTTCTATTTCTTCATTATTAAACATTTCTTCATGAAGCTCAGAAATAACTTCTTCTGGTGTATCAGCAGGGATAAATAAATTCATTGATTGCCATTGGTCAATGTACTTATTTCTAATAGCCGCGTATCTAAGCAATGTGTGCTGATTCATTTCAAACGCAGTTCTAAATACTGCTTTCTCATGGTCATCAAGCCAATCACAGTTTTGTACTGAACCATTATCATCAATGATTTTCTCAATCTCTTCACGATTAAAGACACCTTTCTCACGCATCACATTCACAAGGCTAGGATTAATTCTATCCACTTCACCTGCGGCTGTTTGTTGCGTGAAGGTGTTTGCGGGTTGAGGTGATACGCCTTCAGATACACCACCCATAATCAATGCTGTGGATTTAGTTGGCGGGCAAGTATTGGTATGGGTATTACGCACACCATAACCTTTACACCATTCAGGCTCACCTAATTCACGAGCCATCCATTGTGTTGCACGTTTTGAGTCATTATGAATTATTTCCATCATTTCGCACATCTTAAATTGTGCATCAAGTGATTCAAAAATAATATTATTATCCTGCATATAAGTATGAAGACCACACATACCAAGACCTAATGCTCGACCTTTTTCTGTGAACAATACTGCTTTTTCTAATCCTTTGATATCTCTTGCTCTAGTTAAAAATTCTTCACAAATACAATCAAGGAATACCGTTGCCCAAAACACAGCATCCGTATCTTTCCATTCATCAAATTTAGCCAGATTCATAGATGATAAAATACAGGTATATGTATGATTTACATCAGAAAATAGAGTCACCTCATTGCACAATTGCGCTGCAAGTACCTTTAAGTCAAGGTCACGATACATCTGTGGTGAATGACGATTCACTTTATCGGGGAAGAAGAAATACCCACGACCTGTAGTCATTTTAAGTTTCAATGCACGTTGATAACGTCTTAATGCTTCGGGGTCATTGTTGTTTAACTTAGTCACAAAGTCATCAGATACATTCCAACCCACATTAGCATCATCGGGTTCAGCATGAATGTGGTCACAAAGCTCATCAAAATCATCGTGGTCAATTGGTAAGTAACCTGCCCATGCACCTCTACGAGTATTCCCTTGTTTCACTTCACGAGTCATTTGAACGTGCATTTTGAAAACAGGAACAACACCTGATGCTGTGCCACCATCCGCAATCTTAGCACCTCTAGGTCTAATCAACCCTAGATAACTCGCTGTGCCAAAACCTTGTTTGGTTAGAATTGCCACTTCTCTAAGTGATGAATAAAAACCATCAACGCTATCATCAATTACATTTCCTGCACATGAAACAGGTAAACCCTTATTTGTTCCAGTATTACTTAGCACAGGTGTTGAAGGAGATAACCAACCTTTCCAAAGCAATTCAAAAAACTTATCATAAGCAATACTTTCTTTGCCAATATGCTTTAAATGTTGTGATGCAGTTTTGGCAATACGCTCAAATTGACCACGAACACTACGTCCATTGGTATCGTATTCATATCTATCACAAAAGAGTTGATACCCACCTGTGATATACCAATCTGGAACTAAACCTTTTTCTTGCAGCTCTTTTCTTTCTTGTGATAACTTTGTGTATTTATTCGACATTTTTATACTTACCTTTAATTGTAAATGCGGTTTCGTCCCAGTTGCGATTGTATTCAGCACTCATACCCACAAAGAAATCATTAAATGCATAATTCTTTAAGCCTTTGTAGAAGTAATCAGCAATAGGATTTGATTCTACTGTGAAAATGTCGGAATAACCTAATTGGTTTAAACAAATGTTTATACGCGATTTCACAAACGATTTCATATCTTCTTTTTTAATACCATCAATATCCCCTTTCTCAAAAATCATATCAATGATTCGTGATTCATGTTCATAAATGGTTTCCGCAATTTCAATAATCTCATCAAGTAGTGCATCTTCACGCACGGCTTTGAGTTTCATCTGTGACTTAAGGGTTTTAAAAACCCAAGCACCTGCAATAGAATGAAGGGATTCATCACGCACAGAGAAGTTAATTCCACGCACAACACTTGTGAGTTTATTCTTACCTTGTGATTGAAAATGTTTTAAGAAGGCAAAGGATGAATAAAGAATCGCACCTTCAACAATACTAAAACCAGCAAGCGAAACTAAATCATTTTTATTTGACACAACAGAATCAATGAAATCCATGCGTGACTTTAAAATAGGGTCATTCACATAGTCTTCATAAAAGTCATCTGTGTTGATGTGAAGAAGCTCATTGATTTTATTATAGAATACTTTATGTACAGCAAGCTCAAACATACCAAACGTACTTGCCATCGCTTGAAGTTCTGGACGTTTAAAAGTACGCATGAATCGTCCACACCAGTAATCTGAGCCAGCCTTAAGCTCATACAGTGTGAATAGCTTTAGTGTTGTGATAACACCATGTTTTTCTGATTCTGAGAACTCAGTTAAAATTGAATTGATATCTTTTTCAACATTGACTTCATTGGGAAGCCAAAAGATAGATAATTGGTCATCTGTAAATTGGACGGCTTCTGGATATCGAATAACGAATGATTCTGTTTTTTCCAGTATGTGAGCTTTAGTCATTATCAAATACCCATCAAATAAACAAACATAGCAATTCTAGCCACTATACCTACACTCACACCAATTATGCCCAACATTATCAAATAAGCAATTGTGCCTTTTATAAATTCCATAATCATTCCCAAGTTGTTTTACTTTTTTCAATGTTGACCGCTACTGTGTCAACTGCTGCTTGTAAATCGTGTGTCATCGCAATATATGTTTTAGATATTTTTGCATCACGTCTAATGTGTTCACGCAAATAATGTACACAGAAATCAGCAATGTCGGTATTACTAAACTCACTTAAACTTGCCCTAATCTGGTTATATGACATTTCACTCATATTCTCCCCTCCATCT